CCTCAATGATACAAGTGTCCGGCTCCCAAATGTTGTACATCTCAAAAGCTTTTTCTTTTAATTCAGGAAACTCTAACCTCTCTTGGTACGCTTCCAATAAGATCACGTTCACATTTTTAGGATCTTCGTCCATGTGGAACACGCCCCACACCGTACAAGCCGAATAGTCACTCCGCTCCGACTTGGTAAAAGCAGTATCCCAGCTCTGAATCACATATTCACAATTAGGCGGTCTTTCTCTCTCCCAAATCTTCCACCATTCTCTCTTTACCAAGGCTCCTTCTTCGCCAGTCGGCTTCTGTTGGTACTGGGCATTCCACTTGGATACTGGTAATTCTTCCTTCAGGGCTTCTAATTCATCAATAGACCAGAATTCCGGCCATAAGGGGTTACCACTGGGCATGATCGCGGGTAACTCAATCAGTTCCCACTCCTCACCCTTCTCCCTTTTAAGCGCATCTTGTAATACTCGGCCCGTTAAATCGGCTTCTCCCCAGCGAGTCATCACAATCACAATAGCCCCGCCTGGTTGGAGACGCTGACGAGGGCCGGAGGTGTACCACTCATACACTTTCTGGTAAATCTCAGGATTACCAGACGCCGCAGCCGCCTCCTGTTCTGAGTGAGGATCGTCAATGATCAACAAATCGGCACCTTTACCAGTCACAGTACCACCTACACCGATAGCGAAGTACTCTCCATTCTTATTCGTAGCCCAACGGCCAGCAGCTTTACTGTCCTGACGCAACTTAACTCCTGGAAACACACTCGCATACTGTTCCGAGTCCACCAAGTTCCTGACCTTACGTCCAAAACCAACAGCTAGATCTGCCGTGTTAGAGCACTGGATCACTTTCTTGGCGGGGTTCTTACCCAAAAACCAGCTAGGTAGTAAGTACGAGGCAAATTCAGACTTAGTATGTCTCGGCGGCATGTTAATAATCACCCGCTTCATCTCTCCTTTAGCGATAGCTTCAAATTTCTTAGCCATCAGGGCGTGGTGTCTCCCATGCACAAAGCCCGGCCACATCATCTTCACGTACTCCATGAAGCTAACCTGAGCTTTTTCCCTCTCAACTGCCGCCTGGTAAACCTTCACCTCATCCAATAACTTATCGTACAAAGCCGGATCTAGTTTATCTAACAGCTTATCTAAGTCATCCTTGGAATTCACTGCGTTCATCATTCAATATCCCTAAAGTTAATGTACACAGGACGAATACTCCGCCGGCCAGCTACTCTCTTGACTACTCCCAACTTAACTAATCTATCCACAATATCCTTGGTGTTCCCAATCCCTGTTTTTCCACGCACATCCGCAATCTGCCGCAGGGTAGGACTACACCCATACTTCTTCCACCACTCATCCACAATGATAAAAACATCCTTCTGAACCGGACTCATACTCTTCTCCATACACTCTTCATAACTCATCTCCCGCCGTCTTATCATGTCTCGATTTATAACAATTTGCATAAGTTGCCTATTTTTTAAGCAATGGTAACGCTTACCATTGGGGTGGGTTTACCCTTAGTTTTTGAAAATATATATACCCCACCCCTATTTTGTTTCAAAAGGTGACGGGGGGTCTTTCCAAAAGTCATCGTCTGGGTCGCTCTCTGGGAAAGAAGCACCCCCATCTGGTTTTTCTGCTGACACTTCGAGTGGAATACTATGTACATGTGAGGGGGGACTCCTACTTGGCAAATCGGGGGGTAGGGGGTCGCCCTCGGCAGCCTGGACGTTCGCCAACGGGGGCGGGTCTAACTCAGCCAATAGAGAATCGGCATCCTTGACTGTCACATCTATTGCAGACCCATGCACCAGAGTGCGAAGCTTATCTAATAGCTGAGCCCTTGCATCACTACTGGATGTGATGTGCTCCACCACCTTCCTCTCCGTAAAGGCTGACACTTCCGTAACAGTGCCCAATACCTTAGCCGCCGCCGTAATCTGTCCGGCTTTGCTCTCCGGATCGGTGATCACCTTAACTAAGGAATGAATGACGAGGGAGCGCAAGTGTTCGGGCGTATGGTATGCACGAGCACTTTCCGCCAGTTGAATTGCCTCGATTTCCCTTTGAATGCCTTTATGCTTTTTTAGCATGCTTGCGTTATTGCCCACTGTCTTAGCCCTTTGGGTGGTCACGTTATAGGCCTTACGCATTGCACCGGCTCCGGTTTCCCCTTGAGCTACCAAACGTGCAAACGTTTTTTGCTTGTGCGTAAGCTTTCCCTTCACACCTAGTATTTGATCGATGGGCACCTGTTCGAGTGCTTCCCTTACTTGAGATCTTTTCATGCTGCTTTGCTTCGCTTGTTTACCCGCCGCCAATGATACAGAACAAATGCAGAACTGTCACCAATGTGACAACCTGGGGTCTAAATATATGGTATGTGAGCCGGTTTTGCCTCTGAAAATTGATTGTTTTTGATGTGCTGCAGCCTGTCACCTAAGTGACTGACAGACCTATTGACAACTGTCAGCATTGCCTTCTGTAGTACCCCATTAACGAAACAAAGGAAACCGCCACATGAAAGAATCAGCACTTATTAGACAAGCCCGCCGAGAACTGGCGCAGTGCGAGAAGGATATAAACGCCGGCATCCACAGAGAGATAAAGGGTGCCGAACTGAGCCGCCGCCGAGCTTTAATTGCACACGAGAAAACCCGCCCGCTTTACCTTATCGCTTGCTCCGGCTCGAAGCTGGACAAGCCCGCCAAAGCCCGAGATTTGTATCAGGGACAAGCTTTTAAATTTGCCATGGAAGCCGCCGCCCGAGCCGGTGCCGATGTTTTGATTCTCTCCGCTTTGCATGGTGCCGTTGATCCGGACGCCGTCCTAAACCCCTATAACGTCACACTGTCAGACATGACCCAAGCCGACCGCCAAGCTTGGGCGCAACGCACCGCCGCCGAGCTTGAGCCGTATCAGGGACGAGCCGTCACAGTGCTAGCCGGTGCCAACTATGCAGCCGCTTGCACAGACCTAGACGCCGCCTATCCGCTCGCCGGCCTCGGGATCGGTCAGCAGCTTGCCGTTTTAAAGAATTACAAAAAGAAGCCGGAGCCCGCCGGACAAATTCAACAATTAGCCCTTGAACTTAACTGAAAGAAACCACCATGACAAACAATGAAATCATTCTCTCGATGTATCGGAACCATTACGCCACTTGGGAAATTCTCGCCCACTTAATGATTCGAGAAGTAAGACGCCCCGCAGCCATCAAAGCAATTACAACCACCCTCCGCTTGAAGCCCGACGAAGTGACCGCCATGCTCGATTCATTCGAAAACAACATTTAAGGAAAAACCATGCAATCAAATATTTTCAACATCAAAGACAACTTGCGCCACTTTGGGTTTCATTACGTCCTATGGGCGGAAGGCCTAAGCATTCGAACCCTTTACAACCTATGGATTGCCGCCGGAATGATCCGCCACGAATCAAAAACAAATTGAAAGCCCACCATGAAAAACCTACCCAAATCACTTCACACAATCACCGCTTGGGTGAATGTCGCCCGCTTTTTAGCAAAGCAAAACGGATTGTCCCCAAACAATGCCGCCCATGCCGCCGCCCACATTTTGCGACTGGACGAAATGACCGACACCCACGAATTAAGAGCCGCCGTAATTAAACAACTTGAAAGAGCCTAAAAATGACGCACAAAGAAATTAAAGCCCTATTTTGGGAAACCTTCCCCGAGCTTCCCCGCCGCCGTTACCGGTACTCTTGGAACCCAAAAGACAAAACCGCCGAGCTTGTCTACCCAATCGACACCCGCTGCACTTTCGTTGACTTTATCGATGGCTTGCATAGAGACGGACAAATAACCGACAAACAAGCAAACGCAATCACACTTTGAAAGAAACCACCATGACAAACCTCAGAGACTTTAACCAAATGATCAATGCCGAAATTTTCACACCGGACGACCTCACTTATGCCGTTGACACCCTCGCCGACATTCGAGCCCAAATAGCCGAATTGAAAGCCCGAGAAGATACCTTCAAAGCCGTTTTGATTGCCGCCGGACATGCCGCCGTAGATGGCACCGCCCATAGAGCCGCCGTAATCCAAGAGCAAAGAACATCGACCGACTGGCAAGCAATCGCAACAAAATTGAACGCAAGCCGCCAACTGATAACCGCCCACACATCGACCGGTGAACCCTTCTACAAAATCAGAATCTCAGCCCGAAAGGTCACATCATGAAAATCACGATACAGGTTAAAACGATATATGGAAATCAAGTCATTTACCCCAAAGATGAAACCGCCCAAGCATTCGCCAAAATTGCCGGCACTAAAACCCTCACCCTCGAAGCCCTCCGCCTGATCCAAGGCCTAGGCTATGAAATCAACGAACACAAAGAAAGCTTCAAATTATGAAAACCCGAGACCTTAATTTTTACAGTGATCCCTCCCATGGTTGGCTTGAAGTAAAACGAGCCGACCTTATCGCTTTGGGGATTGAAGACCAAATCAGCCGCTTTTCTTACGAACAGGGCGCAAGGGTCTACCTTGAAGAAGACAACGACATGAGCCGCTTTATGGAAGCCGCA